GACTTGTCTTTATAGAACTCGCCATATTCTTCCGTCTTCATGCCGTTCTGACTGGAAAGCCGTCCGATTTTCTGAGCAGATACACCCAACATCTTCCCGATTTCTGTAGCGGTATACATTTTCTGTTCCGACTTTGGCATCGGCAAAATCGCTTCCCCTGCAAGCACTTCCGCAGCCTTTGCAATCAGAATGCTTTTGTAATCTTTGGACAGCGTGGTTTCTGCGTTGGCAAGCTTCAAGAACTGGTTCGACATCCGCACACGGGCGTTCATCTCTTTCACTTCCAGAGCCTTTGTCCGGTCTGGACGCTGTGGAAGCTGTCCCTGCTCCCGTACGCTGAAATAGGTATCTACCAAGCACTCATACGCTTCCCATGCCTTGTCGGTGTTCAGGCTCTTTGCCAACATCAACGCTCCCTTTTCTGTCCAAAGGTAGAATTTATTTGTGTTTGGTCGCAAATCATCAAATTGATGATTCGCCTTAAATTCTCTTAACACATCCCCAGTCAGGCAATAATAGTGTTTGCTCTCAACATACCGCTTTTCATTTCGGTTAAAGTTGTTAGAGATTATACGAGTGTCCGTTCCATACTGCTCCGCAATCTGTGCGGTAGTCAGTACCCGTTGGTTGTTGGTTTCAACGACCTGTAAGCTGTTGTTCATGTTACATACTTCCTTTCCAATATTGTCTTACATGGTTGCAATCCGAATCATTGCTGCAATAAATGCCACAATAACCCCCGTCAATCCAATCAGCTTTGTGCATTCCCAAACAAGCTGAAAAATCGCTTTCCGCATTGACATCACCCCCTTTCTGTGGTATACTATAACCAGACACATTTCCGCAGGGCATTTCGCCCCGCGTACTTTGTGTTCGGTTCTTGATTGAATTGTGGTTACTTCCAGAGTTCAATCATGGTTTTCACTGAAAGCTCGATGACTGTTGCATAAGTAAGTAATTCGATGATTTTCAGTGCCAGCTTGCTAAGTTGACCAACCAGCTTAGCAAGCTTTTTTATTTTGTCTTCCATGTTCTCACCATCCTTTCTGTGGTTTTCAGTCGTTCACGTTTCGTCCTCGACTGTAATTATATTATACTACGTTTCGTCCTCGACTGTAATTATATTATACTACGTTTTGTGCACGATGTCAACAGAAAAACGATAAAAAGTTACACAAAAAGCAAACGATTTTTTTGTGTAGTTTGCATAATGAGCACGAATAAACAGAATTTTTCTTGACACCGTGCACATTTTGTGATACAATAAAAAGTGGGAAGGAAGTGATAAAATGGCATGGTTTAACGTGCTGAAAGCATTAAGAGAAAAGTCGGGCGAATCGATGGCAGAAACAGCAGACACATTAAATATAGCAAAAAGCACTTATGCAAGCTATGAATATGGTAAACGAGAGCCAAACATTGAAATGCTTACTAAAATCGCAAATCATTATCATGTTACTGTTGACTATCTGCTTGGGCGAGAGCCTGCTCCGAATCCGTTCGCAGACCTCAACCTCAGCAAAGAGAGCGAAGAGGACGTAATCAACAAATACATGAGCCTGCCGCCGGAGATTCGGGCTTGTTTGATGGATGTGCTGGTTCAGCTGGGCGATGCGGCGAAGAGCCGGCAGGAGCAGGCGGACAGCGTGACCGTATCCACAACCCTTGGGGCGGTGGAAGACCAGAAAGTGTTGAAAAGGGGGTGATGATACCTTGGAATTAAAAGACACAATGAAACTTTTAAGGGAATCAAAAAAGCTGACAAAAAAGCAAGTGGCAGATGCAATCGGTATCACAGAACGTGCTTATATTACATATGAGTACGGGCAACGAGATGTAAGTACAGATACGTTGCAAAAACTCGCTGACTTCTACGGTGTAACCACAGATTATCTGCTTGGTCGTGATAGCCAAAAAAGCAACGAACTTACCCCAACCCAAAGAGAAGAGATTGCAACTCAAAAATGGTTATCTCTCGATAAAGAAAAGCGTGATGCACTGCTACAGATGATGGAAACATGCATAAAAACATTTGAAGCAGCCGAATCAAACCACAAAAAATAACCGCAATCCATGCGAAAAAGCAATCATTTTCGTGACCTCACGGATATGAACGAACCACCCCACTACAACCACCATATCACACCCCCACGCCAAAATCAAAGGTTATCTGACGAAACATACGATTTATCTGACGAACGCACCTTTTTCCCAAAAAACTGGAAGAGCGTACATAAAATAACCATGTTTATTTCTGCTGGTTTGTCGTACCCTAATCAGAGGGGCGATAACCATGTTGAATATTATTTTTGTGGACGACTTGCCAATATCTACTGACAAGGCACAGGCGGCGTTCGTAGCGATTTGCGACCGTTACGGCATAACTTGTGCGATAACAGTCAAAAACGCCGCAGAAAGCTTTCTGGCGTGTGTGGCAAAGCAGGACTATGACATCTACGTGATTGACATCGAATTGCCAGACACAAGATGAGATAAGCTGGTACGTGCTGTGCGTGCGGTCAATCCTATGGCAACCATCGCTTTTTTGTCGTTTTATAATATCTATGGAAATATTGCAGCCGGCGTGAGTGTGGATGCATACCTGTACAAAGATTATGACACCGCAGAAATGCAAGAGCAGGCTACAATCCTGCTCAAAAAGTGTGCGGCGAAACGGCAGCATTACCGATTCCAGACGATTACCGGAGCGGTGGATGTTGCCGTTGTTGATATTCTGTACCTTGTGTCCCATCACCGGCAAATCTATTTGCATATGCGTGACGGGACGATTTACAGCGTATATAATACCAGTCTGACCGCTTTAAAAGCTGAGCCGCAGTTCTGGCAATTCGCACGGCTGAACAGGAATTATCTGGTAAACGCCAAAAACGCCGTAGAATTTGACCGCAAACGCAATGTCATCTGGATGCAAGACGGGCAGAAGATAAAAGGTAAAAAGGATGCTATCATTGATATGTTGATGTTGGTCGCTGCGGAATGCTGGCATGATTACGGCGAAATCAACGAAGAAGACGTAGAAGCTTTACAAAAATGAAAAAGCCACTGGAGCGTTAAATTGCTCCAGTGGCTATTTTTTTGTTTTTATGACACGAAATATGACACGCAATATTAAAACAAGCGTATTATAGCCGATTTTTTTGAAATAAAATTGGGTTCGAATCCCTCTCTTTCCGCCAAATATTTTTTCAAGAAAACAGCGTAGTTTCGGGAATGTGCCGAGATTACGCTGTTTTCTTGTTTTTGTAAAAATTGTTTTGATGCTTGATTTTGCACTAAAACGCACATATTTGCATCAATTTGCAACGCAATATGACACGAAATATGACACGAATATCAGATTTCTTTTTCACTCTCGGAAAAAAGATCATCCATATAATTGTCAATTTTCTTATCCGTTTCTTCTCTTTCCGCAGTAAATGTATGCTGATATACATTTTTAAGTGTTGATGGCGTTGACCATCCGCCACGTTCCATGGCGTATTTGTCAGGGACACCCAAAGCCAGCATAATAGACGCATTGATATGACGCAAATCATGAAACGTCATATGTTTCCCAGTCTTTTCCAGTATTATATTTACAAAATGCTTGTATATAGTACTCGCCGCAAGATTCACAACATAATCATCTGGGTTTCCTGACCCTATCATATCCAGCAAGCGTTCCGGCACAGAAAGCCGCCGTGTGCTGTTAAATGTCTTTGTTTTCTCTTTTTCTATTTGTCCAGCCATTGCAATCCGTACATTTCGCACAGTCAAAATACCATCGCTAATGTCTTTATAACGTATCCCACGCACTTCTGACATTCGCAAACTGAGCCACATTGCAAGCATTGCAGGCAGCTCTATATCCGTTCCTTTTATCGCATCTGCAATTTGTTGTGGCGTTGGTAAGTCTTTAACCTTGTGTTCTTTTGCTGGTAAAGTAGTATGGAATACAAAATCTGGCATATACATTGCCACAGATGCCGTCAATAATCCATGTGAATTTCTCACTGATTTTGCTGATAATGTCTTTGCTGCGTTGTTGATAGCAGCTTGCACCATCAAATTTGTAATCTTTGACAGCGGCACATTCATGAGTTCTTGCAATTGATTTTTACGAATGTTTTTGTATCCTGCAATTGTTGACGGGGATAACACCCCATCTTTATTCGCAATATAACCATCAATTGCGTCCCCAATAGTTAATTCTTTCATTTTTTCTTTGCGTTTCAGACTGTATTCGGCAGCTAAAAACTCTGCTTCTTTTTTTGTGCCAGCTGTAAAAGATTTGTACAGCTTATGCCCGGATCCGTCTTCTCCAGCATATATTCTTACACGCCAGTTTCCTGATGGCAATTTTTTTGCTTTTGCCATAAAAATTCCTCCTTCTTGACAAGAAGGAACAAATATGATATAATAAGCATTGTTAGTATATTTTTTGTTCCCTTTTTGATACCACTTGTTGTGCCGCAACAAGTGGCATTTTTTATTATAGCATAATTTTATCCAGGAATCAAGAAAAAACATTCAACGAATTGATTATGGCATCAATCTAACTATTTTTATTACAATCTGTCAAACTATCCTATCATCAAAAAATGACATAAAAAATCGGGAACACCGTCGCAACGCCGCTCCCTTTAAAACTGATTCGGTTTTTATATTACATATGTTATTATACCACCTTGACACTTAAAAATCAACTGGATTGTGCAAAATATCTAAAATTATAGTTTAAGATTGTGCAATTTAATGGTTGAAATTTTGCTTCAAATTGGATATGATATATATCACCTTTGGTGATAATTGATAGTAATCCCGCAGCAGTAGTTCCCCCACTATCCGGGGTGTAACGAGGCTACGGGTTTTTTATGAGGTGAATAAAAATCGATGGATTGATAAACAGAGAAATAAAAACTGGTAGTGGAAATTTGTAAAGCAAAAACCGGCAGTACAAAACAGGAAATCTCCTGCTGTACTGTCGGTTTTTTCATTTCAATTTCGCATCAATACTCGTAACATGCTGCAAAATCTGTTTAAGCGTGTCATTATCACTGGTGTCTTTTTCAGTGCCTGAAGTGTCCTTTTTGGTGCCCTCTGGAGTAGTTGTTGCATTTTTTGCAAATCCATTCAGACCAGCTGCCTTAATAACGGATGGATAATCAGTGTAACAGTAATCCATGTCACACTCACCGACAATACCGGGGATATTTTTTTGCCCAATAATGTCATACTCAGCGTTACCAGCTACATTATACTGCCAAATACCGTATGGATTTTGATACGTGCATTTACTTGCATACTGGGCACACCAGATTGCGTAACAGCTTTTAACACTGTCTGAAAGGTAATTATCTAAGTAGTACGTGCTGCAATACAGTCCGGCAAAATATCCAGCCTGTTCCAGCGTGTTCAAAAATGCATCTACTATTGCAGAGCAAGCAGCTTTGCCTAATGCAAATTGTTTTTCGTTCTCCAAATCCATATAAACCGGATACTCAAACGATTTACCTTTAATGGTCTGCAAAAATACCTGAGCCTCACGTTTTGCCTCGTCTGCCGACATTGCGTAACTAAACCAGTATGCACCGCAGGGGATACTCAGACGCTTACAAGCGGCATAGTTACGGTTAAATTGTGTATCAACTTGGTTTGCCTCTTTGCCGTAGCCTGCCCGTAAAATCGCAAAGTCAACCAGTCCGGATGCCTTTGCAGCGTCCCAGTCAACCTCGTTTTGACAGTATGACACATCAATCCCTTTTAAAACGCTTGTTGTTTCGGTGGTCTTTTTGATGCCAAAATACTTATAAAAATCCTCTGTAACAGTACCATTGCCTTTGACCTCGTCGCCTAACCAGCGGTATCCTGTCCGCACGTCCAAATGCGTGTACTGGTAAGATGTCGTGATGTTAGCAATACCGCCAAAGCCCAAATCCTGAGCTTTACAGCACACCGTCTTGCTGCTGATGGGCTGCCCGTCCTGCCCGTAACAGCAGACATCCGCAGCAGTGCCTTTGGTATGCTGACCGCTGCTTGTACCACCTACAGCCTTGTCGTGCTCTGGGCAACGATAACCGCTTGTTACAATGATTTTGCTACAGTTCAGAGCGGTATAGAGGGCTTCCAGCTTGTCAACCAGTTCGGATGCAATCAAAGTTTCATGGCTACTTCCGCACTGACACCGAAATTCCCTGACGTTGAAATGCGGGGAAAGCTGTGTATTATCGTTATAATCATAATGATTGACTGGCATAATATCATCCTTTCACAAAAAATATTTTTAGAAAAATTTGAAAAAACACTTGACAACCACCAAAATATGTGGTATAATAGAATCATGGAAAGGGGGTGAAAAACATGAGAATGCCAAATAAAAAAGAGCTTCTCAAACTGCTGGACACAGTCGAGAAGCTCACAATCAAAATCATTTCCATTGTCGGATGGGTGAAGATTCTGATTGATGTGATTTTCAGCTAAATGCTGAACGGCTGTAAAGCCGGGGAGGGCGAAAGCCTTCTCCGCTTTACGGTTATATTATAACATGGCTTCTCATAAATGTCAATGCGTGATACAGCGAAAATTATTTTTAAAGTGGTTGAAATTATGGGACTTTTGTTCTTTCTGTTTTACCTGATTTCTTCCATTGCAACGGATGTGGTAAAATGAATCTAAGAAAAATCAGAAAAGAAAAAGGGTATTCTGTGCCGAAGTTGTCCACTTCGGCAGATGTACCGATTCGCACAATTGAAAACATTGAAAAACGGAATCAATGTACAGTTGCAAACGCCATCAAGCTTGCTGATGCTCTTGGTGTCACGCTGGATGAACTTTGCAGAGATAACCCAGAACAGACCGAAACCGAATAACCCGATGCCGTCCGGCAGCTTTTCCGCTGCTGGGCGGTTTTCTTATTCAACTACAATTGTTCTGATTTCATCGAGATTGTAAAAACCAATCCAAGCTTCATTTTTTATCACAATAAAAAACTTTCCATCATAGGTGTAGTCATCCCATTCACTTTTCTTCCACTCAGCAAATTTTCCATCTTTCATCGTAACTGTGATTGTTTCATATTTATCTGGACAAGGAGGAATGCAATTTGGCATTGGTGGATGCGTTTCAGAAATCAATTTCTTCAACCCTTTCCCTGACAAAATATCATCATATTTTATTAGCTTTCTTCTATTCATCGTTCAACCTCCGGCAGCCCTGCCACGGATGTCAAAACAGACAACACCCCAGCCAGTAGAGCCGCACTGCCCACGGCGATCCAGTTCACATCTTGCATCACAGCAGCTACGCCAATCGTTGCTACCGCGGTCTGTGCCATGGTTTTGACTGCTCGAACAGTTGCAGCCTTCGCCCAAAGTTTCCAGTTTCTCATGTTATGCTCCTTTCTCGGTCGGCAGTGCCATGAATTCTTCATGCAAATGTGTCATCACACCATTGCCGCCCAATTCATGATACTGCTGATACATGTTTTCATAATTTTCTTTTGCGTAAATCGGTGCAAACCCTGCATCAATGTACTTGTTATAGCAGTGTAACATCCGGTCACGGAGCAAGGCTTGTACGCCAAAATCCAGTGCCTTTTGTCGCATTTCCTGTTCTTTCATTCGGGCTAAAATTGCTCTTGTCCCAATTCCAAGAATTCCAGACGCACTGATTACAGATAAAAGAATTGTAATAATACTGCTCAAAAAATTCACTCCCACTTATGATGAAATTTTCAGAATCTGAATTGTGATTTTGTCACCATCATTTACGGTTGTTAGCCCAAAATAAGTAGAAATATCCGTATATCGCATAGTATAATCTACGTTACGAGTCAAATATAATCCGTTTTTATACACGTTTGCAACTGCTTTCCCAGCGATTTCGTCGTCTAATGAGTATCTGTCTTTTGATACAGGAACGTCACCGTTTCCGTTTGTAATAGTATATTGTGTTGTATCCTCTAACAATTTGATTTTGTTTTGTTTCTTGTCATTCCACCAAGCATTAAAGTCAACCTCTAAAGTTTGTAATTCTGTTTTAGAATCAGTCAAAAACTTGTCAAGCTGTGTCTGCTGTGTACTTAGAGCAGTATCAATCTGACTTTGTGCATCTGCTACAAATTTATTTGTTTTTGATTGTGCATCCGTAACAAATCCAGAAATTTGACTTTGTGCATTTGTTGCAGCTTCCTGCACGACATTCACAATATTTTCCGTTCCTGTGATGCCGACTACATACGGACAATTCGCAGCTCCACGATTATCGTTTACGTTTTCGGCATTGATAACGGTTGCCTGTGCAGGTACATAGACATAGGCAAGCACAAACAACTTTGCTGCATTGGTGTCCGGAACATCCGGCTTTTGCGGATCAGCTGCCGGTGTCCCTTTATGTACATCAATATAGCCGTTTCTGTATGCTTCATCCAGATTGACCGATACACAAACTGCATCCCATCGAGGGTTCTCGCTGTCTGCCGCATCAATCTCGACTTCCAGAATATCCGTATTTCTCACATACTTATTTAAGATTTTTGCTCTGCCTGTGTCAACCTGAACGCCCATCGTAGACCCATCGGCAAAAACTCTAAATTCTTTTCCAATGCCTGCATAAATCCCGTCAGAAATCAATCCTTCGAAATAATCTGAAAAATCATCTGCCCCATACAGGCGGTCATGATTGATACTGTCATAAAATCCACTTTTTATCATGATTTCATCTCCCAGTCTGAAAATGTTGGCGTTACTCTGTAACCGTTTTCGTCATCCGCTTCAATTACTTCCAAAACTCGTGCATTTGCTTTCATGCCGTATTCATTTTCAATGCTTACAAGGTCGCCTAAATCCCAATCCCGGCGGTATATAAATTGCAGTGTTGTGTCCACTTCTCCGGACAGTCCCTCAATGATGCTAGTTTCAAACAGCTTTTCTTTTCCACGCTGTCTTAAAAGTATCCCATATTCAGCAGCAGTGTAATATGTACCATCATCTTTTTTCATTCTTAGGTCACGAGCATCCACAAAAATTTCCCGGCGGTCTAATTGCTTCGGAACATTGTGTTCATCGGCAGAGTTCCACGTCTTGTGCGTCCAAATAACTGATCGGTCAGCACCTTCCCCTTCTCCGGCAATAAAAGCCATCGTTTTATTATTCTCATCGTCCAAAACATATTGGCTATTGATTAAGTTGTAGTATTTCGGTGAAAAAATAACAGGGGTATTTTCTTTTTGGTCGAATGTCCGATCAACGCCTTTATAACACGTAAAATTGAATCCATCCTTTTTATCTGTAAAAACAAATCTAAAACTAAATCCATACTGTTTGCAGATGCTGAAAATAGCATCAAGAAGATTCTGATATTGATATATATTCCAATAAAGATATCCTTCTTCTTGGTCGAGTGTCACACCATACAAATCTTTTATAATGTCAATTTCACGGTCAGCATATTTTGCATCCATGCCTTTTGCTTCCAAATTAATCAGATTGCAGCACAATGCTGATGGAGAACTTGCAGCGAAAGAGCCGGCATTTGCAACGACCCTATAGGATAAGATGTTTTCAACTCCACGTCCGGAAATAATAAAATAGTTCCCGTTTTCTGCATCTGTCTTGATTTCGATGTGTTCAATCATCATCGTGTTTTCGCAGTCTTCCCGGAAAACATAAAATCCAATCTGCAAGTACTGTAGTAAATCTGGATCAGCCGGAATGTATAGTTCAAAATCCCCAACATCCCAGTAACGCCGTGTCCAGATCAGGGAACGATACTGATCAATTACAGCAACCCTTTTAAAAGTTTGATTCAATATGTACAATTCCAAGTCATCATACCCCCAGTAATAACTTGTCAACTGTGATAGTAACAAGCAGATTTTCCGGTTTTTCGTCTGCTCCATAGGTTAGACGATTTTTCCCGGGCAGCAGCTGCACCCACTCAAAACTTTCGTCCATCGTGTTCAGAACATTTTTGGTTGTTCCATCCGCAAATGTCTTTACAATAAACAAATGATGTTTATTGGTGTTTACTGTGATTTTTTCGCCTTGATTCAGCATTGTTTCTGTGCCTGTCAGCTTCATGGTTTGATTGGATGTCAAATTAGTTAGCCATGGTCTGGATGTGATTTTTCCAATTGCCTTAAATTCGACCACCATTCCCGTTGGCACCAGTCCGGCATTGATAATACCAGATGTGCTGTAATTCCGTTCAGAAACGGGAATCGGTTCGCCAATACTGATGGAAAACGGAAATTCAAAACGGGATTCTGATACTGACAGAACCAATGTTTCTTTCTTTGCACTTCTAAAATACGGGTCATTGCAAATAATGGATACCTGTGCAGTTTCATTATTGCTGAATAAGTTACATTCAAATGTTTCTATGTATCCATCAATGTAGACATCATGCAACCCATTCCGGAAATAGATCCGGACGACTTTTCCCAGCGGAAAATGTTCGTATAAAGCATTCCGGTTTTGCTCCACGTCTGGAAACATCTTGATATATAGCACAATATTTCGCTTGTTGATTCTGCCGGAGTTATAAACCTCTCCGTCTACGTTGGCAATTGTGCTAAAATTTAGCGTTGCTCCGGGTGGGGCTAATCCATCTATTTTATAAATGCAAAAATTAGCGTTATTTGTAAAATCAATCGTTTTTGTTTTGACGAAATACAAAAAAATCACCCCTTTGCATTCAGCAGATTTTTGGACTGCCTGTAAATATCATACCGAGATAGTGCCTTTGGGCTGTTGTTTGTCTGATTAAAGTTGTAATTGTTGACAACTTGCGTTGTTCCAGCCGCTTTGGATGTGCCTGCTCCAATATTCAAATCACTGGAAACGTTTGCAATCGCAGATTTCGCAGCCTGTAGCGTTTTCTGTGCAGATTTCTGCATTGCATTCACAGCGGTCTTTGTTTCATCTTCGATACCCTCTGCCATGCCCATCGGCAAGAATTTACCAATCTGATCCGCCATGACTTTAGACGGGGAATTGATGTCAAAGAAACTTCTCAGCCCATCTAAAACGCCCTGACCAAATCCCTGAATTTTATCCCAAATCCAGCCTGCCATGTCATTGATCCCATTCCATAAGCCTTCCACAATATCAGAACCAATGCTATAGATTTTATCTGGCAAGCCGCTAATGCCATCTACAATGTTATCCCATAAATTCTGTGCGGCTTCGCTCGCCTTGCTACCAAGATCACTTGCAAATGTTGTGACTTTTCCAATGATGTCTGTCAGCCAGTTCCAGAATTCGCCCGGAAGTTCCTGTATTTTCGTGGCGATGTTATCAAAAAAACTACTCGCTGCTTCGCTGGATTTCACTTGCATTTCAGCTGCCCACGTTATAACATTGCTGATTACATTTGTCAGCCATTCCCAGATTCTTCCCGGCAGTTCTGAGAAAAACTGCACAATGGAGTCAATGATTTCCGGAATTTTTTCTGTTACAAAGGTTTTGATATTCTCTGCCCATGTCAAAATTGTTCCGATTGTTGCACCGATTGCATAACCAATCTTATATGGCAAATCGCTGAAAAATTGTACAATCCCGTCAATGATTTCTTGTACCTTCTGGTCAAAGGTCAATTTCATTTCAGCTGCCCATTCAATGATTTTCCCCGGCAGCTGTTTCAGAGAATCAACAATAGCTTGTATAAATTCTTGCATGGACGTTTTCGCATTCGTCCCTAAATCAGAAAACCATTGCTTGATACTTGTCCAGACCTCTGATAATTTCTCGCCGATTTTCTCTGCAAGCGGTGTCAATCCTTCCACAATTGCATCTAAAATTTTCGGAATTGCAGCAACCAGAGCTACTAAAATTTTCGGAATTGCCTTTACAATTTCCATAAGAAGCTTCACACCGGCAGCCATAATTTTTGGTTGTGCATTGGTTAGAAATTCTGTAATTGCAACAATTATATTCGGCAATGCATCAACAAGGCTCTGAATGATGTCCGGCAGAGCATCCACCAACGCATTCAAAAGTTCAGTTGCAGCATTTAAAAGCTGCGGATAGCATTGTGCAACAAAATCCACAATTGAGCGAATAACATCCGGTAATGCAGCAGTCAGCCCCTGAACAATTTCCGGCAATGCAGCAATCAAACCGTTCAGCATGGTTTTAGCTGCTTCTAAAATTTGCGGTGTTGCTGCGGTCAGCCCATCCACCAAAAGAGGGATCAAAGATAGTAACTGATCCAGTAAGCCCGGCAACGCTTGCACGATTGTATCAAAAAGCGTGGTAATTCCGCTTAAAATCTGTGGTGTTGCATTTACCAGCATTTCAATAAGAGCCGATATAAGTTCGGTCACGGTTGTTCCAAGGTCTAATTCTTTGAGTGCAGTAACAAGCCCCTGAAACAACTGCATTGCAGCACTTAAAAGCTGCGGTGCAAGTGTAATGATTTCCTGTGCAAGCTGTGTAATAATGGTTGTAAGGCTTGTCAGCAATTGCGGTGCAACGGTTACAATTCCATCTGCAAGCGTCATGACAATTTCTCCGGCAGCAGCTAAGAGTTCCCCAGAATGCTCTGTGATACCGTTAAGAATGCTCTGAATAATCTCCACGCCGATATTTGCAACGGTCGGTAAAACACTGGTAATGGTTGTTGTTAAGGTTGTCAGGATATTTCCGACAGATGATCCAATCTTTTCGCCTGCTCCGTCTACACCATTGGTCAAATCCATAAATGCACTGGCAAGATTTTCAACATCCGGAACAATTTTTGCAAGCACCCCAGATGCAAATGTGGTGAACATAGCAAGAACCGGTGTGAATGCTGTGCCAATTTGGGCAATGGAATTTTTCATGTCAAGTTGAGCAGCATTCAAATCCATAACCGCTTTGTTATTTTTCTTGTACTCTTCCCCAAGGTCGCCATATAACCCATCCAGAGTATCAACAATTAGCTGCTGCCGCTGCTGTTCATCACCACAGGCTGCCAATTTGGCATTAAAATCATCTTCGTTTTCGCCTGCCCAGTTCAGAGCATCCGCCAAATTACCTGTAACCTGCCCAACCTTTGCGGTTTCGTTGACAGATTCTGCTAAGCCATCAAGCGGAATTGAATCGCCATATTTTGCCCAGATACCAGCCGAACTATTGAGCAGGCTGTTCAGATTCTCTGTGCTTGTCCCCATCGCCATGAAGTTTGATACAGTGGTATTTGCAGCGGTTTCATCGCCTAAAACACCATACATGTCCTCAAACATTTTTCCGGCTTTTTCGCTGCTGATTCCGGCAGATTCCGCAGCAGAATTTAACTTTGCCATGTTATCATTAAATTCCTTGCTGCCCTCTGTTGCTGCAACTAAGCCTGCTCCCAGCCCTGTCAGAGCCGTTCCCAGTCCAGTCAGAGCCGCTTTTCCAAGAGATCCAAGAAATTCTTTTAACTTGCCACCGGATTTTTCTGCTTCATCGCCGGTATCTTTGATTTCTTTGTTCGCATCGTCCAAAGATTTTTCGGCTTTTTTAGCAGAATCCCCCGTTTCATCCAGCGTGTTGTCAAAGGCATCTGCTGCACTTTCAGACGATTTCAGATAATCCTTATTTTTCTTTAGGTCATCTGACAAATTGGAGATTTCCGCACCAAGACGTTTTGCTTCGTCTGATTCTTCCCCGTACTTTATGACAGCATTTGCGTGTTCCTGTCGCAGGGACTTTAGGTCTGATTCTTGCTGTTTGATTTCATTCGATAGCTTGTCAAACGCACTTACAGTTTCTTCTTCTGTGTTTGCAAGTTCTTCTGCTTGCCTTGCAGCTTCTTCGGCTGCCTTACCCATCTCGTCCAGTGTGTTGTTATGCTTTGCAATCTCAAATTCATTTCCCTTAATAGCAGCTTTTAAGCTGTTCATTCTAATCTGCATATTCTGTGCAGCTTCAGAATTTTCACCCTCACTTTGCACAATCTCAGCAAGTTTCTTTTCATAATCCGACAGAATTGTGGAATAACTTTCGTTTACGGTCTTTAATTGTGTGATTTTTGCAGTTAGTCCATCAGCAGAATCGCTCCACTTGTCCATTCCAGCAGTCGCTACTTTGAACTCTGAGTTTGCAAGAGCAATTTGTCGGTTTGCTTCCTGCAAATTGCTTTTCAGCTCCGAAATATCAACTTTAAATTTCGTTGTTGTTTCTTTCGATTTTGCCATTCCTTATCACCACCATTAAAACCAATTGTCCCTTGCCGGTCGCATCATGCGAGCAGGCTTTTTCTTTTGCTTGCTATGTTTCACTGTACGCTTCATCAGTAAAATTACTTCATGAGCAGGATATTTCCGCACTTTAATTGGATCTAAGCCACTGAATCGGTCGCATAAACTCACAGTAATATCAAAAAATGTATCATATAAGGACAGCTTTCCGCCGCCCATCATCAGTTTCCCTGATTTTTTCCGTTGTCCAATGTCTTAATTTCAGAAAAGCAATACTTGATTGCCTGAATAAAAATCGGTACCAATTCGCTGACCTTTGTCCGGCGAATCTCTTCTTCTGTAACACCTTCAAAAATCTGCATCAGCAATGGTTTCAGCTGCGGCAGTAATTTCAGAATCATTACACCGACTGCCGCTTTATCATCCACCTTGTCCAGATCTACACATTGCACAAGGTCTTCCATTGTACCCCACATCAGGTCAAACTGTGTCGCTGTGTAAGTCTTTTCCAATGTTTTTCCGGTCTTATCATAAATTCTCAGTTTCATGTCCATTATCATTTCCTCCGTTTAAAAATAGGCACCACACAATGTGGTCGTGCAGTGCCTAAATAAAATATCAATCTATGTAAAGTTTACGCTGTCTTCGCTGCTACATCATCCGGTGTCATAACCTTTGTGAACCATTCGTCCAAATTATCAGCCCGTGCATAGCGTTCATCGACCACAATACCAGTAATAGATTCTGTTCGCTGTGCAGTCTGTGTACCCTCTACTACAGCAGTTGTATCGTCTCGATACGCAAATTTATGAATGGTGCTGATTGCAGTATAGGTCAATTCCATATTGGTTGTATCAATGCTGTCAGATTCGGTGTTGACTTCTTCGGACGGGATCGCAAATACACCCTTGTATTTCCATGCAAACCGCCAGAAACCATCTGTTCCCTTTGTTTTGTAACCAATGCAGAACTGTTTCGGTCTGGTTTCCCCTTCGATCAGCATGCCCTTTGTTGCATCAAATGCCTGACCGGTAATGTCTGCCAGTGTTGCCAACTTCAACGGAGCAACTGTAAGTGTAAATGTTTCTGCACCCTTTGCAGGAATTACAATCATACCTCTGTTGTCATAGAAGTGCGTTTCGCTGGAAGTTTCCACTTCTTTTGCAATTGTTGCAACATACGCCAATCGCTTTGGCGTTGTAGTAACAAATTTCTCTTCACTATCTTCTAAGACCTGTGAATAATACAAATCCTGTACGCCACGATATTCAAAAACGCTGTTAGAATTATCTGCCATGGTTAAACCCCCTCATTGTTTTCACGGATTTTGAGAATCTGCACAGATATTCCACGCCCGATGTGGGTATCCAAGTCACTAACCGCATCGTAAGCATCGCCCCATGCTTCAAATCCATTCTTTTTTAACTTTTCAATTGCTTGCCGCAGAACGTCATAGCATTTTTCCGGTTCAACGGCATAAAAATTGACATCATAGGTGTATAATGTCGCATATTCCTGATTGTCATAGGCACTATTCAAATCGCCAGAAACCTGCCAGAATGTGAAAAACGCATCTGGATACGGTTCATCTTCCAGCAAACTTCCCTGCCGCCGAACCGGATACCCGAATTCTGATAATAGTGCAATCAAACGGTCTTCCATCGGTCACCCCATATTCCGTTCAATCCATTTTTCAATGGCTTCTCTTTGCAAATAGGTAATTGCAATTTGCGTTTTCCTGCCATAAACAGCATCATACAGCCCCGGAACGGCTGCCATTGGCGGTTCGTGTCGAGGTGTTCCATACATCAGGAAATTAGATACCAAACTTTCCGACAGGTTAAACCCGATTTTTATTTCACCAGTAAAGCCCTTCCATTCAACGGAAAAATTCTTGTTCAGTGTTGCTTTCGTGTCCCCTGTCCAGAACTTTCCATTTGCTGGCATGTTGGCTTTCCTCATAATCGCAGTGACTTGCTCATTGACGTATTCTTTGGATGCTTTCAGGGCGGCTTCTGTTGCTTTTTTCAAGCCTTCTTCCCCTGCTGCCCGGTCAATGCTCTGCATGAGTTCTTGCCATCCGGAAAACTGTAAGCCAATTCGATTCTTTTTCCCCATTACGCACCTCCGGAAACAGCCCTGATTTTGAATTTCAAGATCTGATTCCTCATATTGATGTTTTCCGGTGTTCCAATGACTTCATAGGTTTTTCCGTCCGCATTCTGAATCCGGCAGTCTGCTTTGATATCAGGTCGATACCAAGTTTCGATGACTGCTGTATCTTCAATGGTGATCACATCATTATTCGTGCGTTCTGTTCCACCGAATGTTTTAAAAGATGCATAAAACAGTGTCCCTGTTTCCGGATAAACTTTTTTGGTTATGCCCTTTATCAGTTTTGTCTGCGGAATCAGAAGCCATAGCGGAACGACAAACGGCTCATTCGGTCGATAATTGGACAATTATGCATCTCCCTTCTTATAAATCAGCTGGATTGCACGCTGAACAAAATACTGTGATAATTCCGCCGTGCCCATCCCATAATTCCACAGGTCAGAAACACCACGGATAATCACACCGACAGCCTCCGGACTGTTTACGACCGCATCCGAAACGCCAGCATCCAACAAAAACGCTTTTACATCGTTGATGTAGGTTGCCAGCGTTTCGTCTTGATACGTTCCTGTGATATTCAGACCGATTTTCACTTTTTCCAACAGTTCTTCGGCTGTCATGTGATTCACTCCTTACTTTGTAGACTTCTTCAGCACGAATACAGAATTGACATCCAGCAGCTTGCCATCCATAATGCAAAGTCCCTTATTGTACCATACATTCTTTTCATCGCTAAACCACCGCTTGAATGCCAGCTGCAAATTGGTGTTGATTGCATAATCATTCGGGCGGAAGTAAATTGCGAATGCATCCCCGTCCGCTGCTGCATCAAAGTCTTTCATGATGTCTGGTTCTACGAGGATGACTTCCCGTCCTGCAAACTTGCCGGATACTGTACCATTGACCGGATCATATGTTTCCATGTAAAGCGGTCTGTCGTTCGCATCCTTCAACGTCATGATCTGAGATTCAAACGTTGCAGCAGTCATTACCAAAACGCCTTCCCCACGATAAGCCAGCGGCACTTTTGCAAACAGCTTTGTTCTCCACTTTGTCCAGTCTGCAAGTTCTGCCGCAGTAAAGGTGATCTTGTTTTCTGCCTTTACCCGTGTATCATTGAGAATGCCCATCGGCTGACCGCTGCCAGTGCCAGACAAGATGACACGGTCAAATTCCCGTGCAAACGCTTCAGACAACAGCCGTGCCATTTCCGTTTCCAGCGTATCCAGTGTAACCACCTGAGAAAGCAAGGACTGAGAAAGACGTGCTTCCACAATGTGATAGCCGAAAGATACGCTGGTCTTGATTTTCGGAACTGCCTGTGTATCAGAAACAGTCGTTTCCGTAATCCAAGAAACCGTCGGAACCAGTTCTTCAATCGGAAATTCTACGCCGCCCTTAACATTCAGCTTCCGGACACGGTTATACAAGTTTCCATAGACTTTCAGTTCTTTGATAAACTCGTTCATGATGGTGTTCGGAATCACCTTGCCAACATCCGATGTAATCAAGGTTTCATCTGCACGCTTCTGATAGTTCCATTCGCCGGTCTGCACATACTGCATAAATGCTTTCCGATATTCCATGGAATCCAGTGCATTTCCGGTTCTTTGTTCTCCCTGCGAATTCATTGCAAACGATGCAAGATTTCTTGCCTGCATCGGATTAAATGCAGACCTCTGTCCGGTTGCATCATCGTCTGTTTTGCCAGCAGAATCACTTCCGGCATCATCCTGATTATCGTCCTTCTCTGCTTCTTTCAGCTGTTCTTCTGCATCCTGTAATTCTTCTTTCAATGCCAACAGGGTCTTTCCAAGGTCTCTTACTTCCTGTGCATCTTTGGAAGTTTCAAGTTTTGCCTTGAGTGCCTCGATTTCTTTCTTTCTTTTTTCAATCAGATTTTTCAGAAATTTTGTCATATGCTCATACCTCCAGTAAATATTTCAGTTTCAGCTTTTCCAGTTCTACATCTTCGCTGCCTTTGGAACGTGATTTTCTGGCATCTTCAACCGTTCGCTTGTCACGGGCAGAAATTTCAGTGCTTTCATATGCTGGAAATGTCACAGCAGAAACCTCTGCAACCTGTCCAATGCTATTGATGTATCGGGTCGGATGGTCGGTATCCAATCCTTCCCATTCATCTCCAGTAATCGTAAACATAAAGGACATGCCGGAAATATCGCCACGCTGCACAGCAGAATATAACGCCTTTGCATCCGGATTGTTTTCCACGTCCAACTGTACTTGTATAGCTAACCCATCCTTGTCACGCTGGAGCTGCATCGTAGAATTTTTGTTTCCGGCTTTTGCCCGTGCCAATGGAATCATGCCTGTGTTGTGATTGACCAAAAACCGCACATCGGATAAATCTGCATCATCCAACGCACCTCGCCGAATGATTTCATCGTAAAATCCCAAATCAGTTTTCGTTTCAAAAACAATCGGTCTTCCAACCAGATAAGAACCGCCATCGCTGTCTGTATCTGTTCGAATGTCAAACATAAAATTTCTTTTGCAAAATTCAGGCATTGCATTGCACCTCCTTACATAATTGTAATATCATTGATTTTTGGTGAACTGTTGTCGCTTGTTCCCGACCATGCCAAATAATATTCACCTGCCGGAACACTCGAAATATCAACGGCTTCTGTTACGCCAGCTGTTGCATACACATACTCAAAATCGACTTTGACAATGTTTTCGTTGTCCGCTGCCAGCAGGCTTTGAATTGATGTCGCCTTTTCTGCATCTGTCGCACCGGTAACCAGACCAGCAGGAATGAACTTGAAAAATTCCCCGTCTTTCATCGAGCTTGAAATGTACCCATATAACAGCAACTGTGTCGGGCTGATGGTCAGTGGCGTGGTGCTAAAAGTCGTCACTTGCTGATTCCATCCGAAATCCGTATTATTATAATACAAGGAATGATTGGAATCTGCATTGCAAAATGCACTTTCCGCTGTGATATATTCCTGCAAAGATTTCAGCCCCGTTGTTGTCAGCGTGTAAATCGTACCTGTATAGTTTGTATACATTGCGTTATCAAACACATAATAACGGGTCGTGGTTGACCCTGTGCCAATCAAATTTGGCGTAATGATAGATGACCCATCCGCATTATTGACTTTCAGCCGATATACGGTCGGGGTGTTTTCATAGATTTCAATCGTTGGAGAAATACCATCTGCTCCCGGTTCGCCATCTTTTCCGGGTACACCGTCTGCACCATTCGCACCCGGTGTTCCAGCCGCTCCAGCTGCTCCCGGTTCTCCGGTATCTCCCTTGTCACCCTTTGCACGTCCAGCGTTGATGATTGACCCATCCGATAATGTAACAATCAAATCTCCATCATCGTTAATCGTGCAATTTTGGACAGAAACAGCCGAACCGCCACCGCCACCACTTTGCTTAATTTTTTTGTTTAAAATCGCATAAAGTAACAGATCCATCTGCAAACACCACCTTTACAGCTTGTACCATTTTGACTGGTACAAAATATAGACATCGCCGGTATCTGCTGCAAGAAACATTGTGCCTTCATCGTAATCTGTCTTGAGTGTTGCAACATCAGAGGACAATCCCAGCAACTTCCAGCAAGATGCATAATTAAGTTCCTTCATCCGTGCTTCCACCTTCCTTACAATTTTGGATATTTGTTGGTTGCACACAGCAGCCATTATTTTTCATTGCTATGGCTCTCGCTTGTGTTTGATATTGCTTTGCATCATTTACATTGATGTAATTTAATGACATCATCCGCACACCGGACAATTCTTTCAACGGACGCATTCCAAATGCTGCCCGTTTTTCGTTTTCGTACAAACTACCGCAATCTCCCAACAAGCGTATCATTTCCAAAGTCTGATCCGTTGTCATAAAGACCAGATTTTTCGTGTAGAATGTAATTTCATTTCCAAATGACTGTTCTCGTGCAGTCAAAAGAACCTTTGTAAAGTTCTGCGACAGCGATATGACAATCGGTTCAATGGTTTTCTGGAAGAATGCTTCGTATTGTTCCTTTGTATAGTCCCCTGTCAAAATACACAGCGGAACACCAAAGTATCGCAGTATCTTTTCATCAATAAATTTGAGCGTATCTGCATCCACAAATTTTACAGTTCGGGTGATTGGAACAAATTCCGACTTGTTGTCCAATGCTAAGAATCCACTCTGCGATTTTGCGAGTTTTTCTTCCAGTTCTTTCATTGCTGCTTCTGTCTTGCCGTCATCCATTATGGTATTGTACTTAACGACCCCATTGACCGCACAACTGGAAGACATCGCAACTGACAAATTATGCAGTAATTTATAGTTCAGATCCAATGTGTCCAGCAACGCTTGATTGTCTGGCTGTCCACATTCATTCCCACCCATATATTCACTCACACTGTAATTTTTCCGGATGTGAATGATGTCTGCATAGTTCAGCGTTGTTTCATAATTGTTCGCAAATGTGAATTTTACAAACAGTTTTCCAGCTGCATCCTGCAAAAACACAACATTCTGCGGTGCAATCGGATATAATCCCGTATAAACCTTTGTCACGCTGCCATTTGCATCCTGTCGGGTGTAATAAGTCGGAATAATAAATGCATTATAGTTCAAATACAACTGCCAAATCACTTTTTCAATGAAATCTGCTGTTGTCATCAGTTCATTCGGGGCGTTCAGCAGCGTTTGCAATCCGCTCTGAATCGGAATAGAATCAGAGCCATCTTTTTTCACATGCATCGGAATCAGTTTTTTGCACTCCGAAACAATACAATTGATTGCCTGCTGTACAACATCGCTCGCATAGATGTTCTGCCCAAACTGCGAATAAATCGGTGTGAATCCGTTCAGGATGTCTGCATACTTTTTATTCTTGCTTCCATGGATTAATTTATCGAACTGATCACGTAACCAGCCCAAGTGATCACCCCCTATCTGGATTGCCGAATCAGCTGTGTAAAGTCTGTGCGGTATCTTCTGTACATCTCATACAAAATAATCATCGTAACAGCCCCGTCAATTCGCTTCGCACGTTCTGTTTTTACGCACAGAGCAAAATTATCAACGGTTTTTATACCAGCGTTTTTCAAGCACCATTTATCAATTTCATTGTTATTATAGTTAATCAGCTGATGTTTCAGGTCTGCTTCACAATATTTCAGTGCATTGGATAATGTGTAAGCGTTCTGCAAAATCAGCACCAAATCTTCGTTTTGTTTCGTCCAGCCGTAATAATCCATACGATTCATCCAGTCACGGCTAAATCGCTGGTCATATCCGCACCGCCACAAGCGAATATCATAATCCGTGTACAGCTTGTAAAACCAATCTGCAACAACGGACAAATCAATGTCTGTTCCGTCTGTAATTGTAAGCAGTCCGGCTTTTGCCCAATCTTTATACCTTGCACCAGCAATCCAGTCGTCCGAATCTTCCAATTTTGACTGTGGAATAAAATACATGGTGTGAATGTATTTGGTTTTGTCGTCCGGCTTCATCATCAAAATCTTTGCACAGGTCAGGTCGGTTGTTTCCGACAAGTCCACTGCACCCAAACAAATGCAGCCACGAAATTCTTCCAAATCATAAACCGCACCATAATCATAGTCTTCCAGATTCAGCCACGATTCTACTGCATTTTGCTTGATGTTAAAGTCTTTCGGTAGTACAAAAATACGATCTGCTTTGGATGCTCGTGCAAGATCTACCTGTTCTCGCAGATAATCCCATTTTTTCACGATTCCCAGCGTTGGATTACTTTTCACCCAAGTGCGTTCATCCTGCCACACTTCGTTTTCAGAATCCTGTGTATAAAGCCACGGCAAAAGTCGCTGCCCTGCAAGCGTGTCATCTTCTCCACTGATTACAGCCCGTGCTTTTTTCAGTTCATCGTCTAAATAGCCGCCAACCACAAAGCCTTCGGTCGTGATATTAATAAATTTCGGGTTTTCTTTCAAGCTCTGCGACTGTTCAATAGATTTCCCGATGATGTTTTCTTTCATTTCGTGGGTTTCGTCTATGATTGCGAAATCAATATTACGCCCTTCTTTGTTTTTTGTCCGGTCGGACAGCTTAAAAATCTTCGACCCATTCACTTTATTGAGGATAAATCGCTGATTTCGCTTTGTATCCAAATCGTCCGGATCAATCAACCGCCGCATGGTGTCAATTGCATCGTAAGTAATGCTTGCTTGATTGTCATCGTTGGAACTGCACACAATATCTGCACCGTTATTTCCAACAATCAATTCAGACAAGCCCAAAGCGGAACAGGTTTCCGACTTTGTATTCTTTCTGGCAATCAGCAAAATGATTTTTTTGAACCGGTCAAATGTGGTTTCACTCATTTTGAAGCTGTAGATTGCTTCGATAAAAGCCTTTTGCCAGAGCATCAGCACCATCGGCTGATTATAATACGGCGATTTTGTCAGCCGGACGCACTTTTCCATGAAATTGATCCGGATTCGTGCATCTTTGGTATCATAATAAAAGGCATCGTTCAGAAAATCGGCTTTTAAGTTTTCTAACTCCTGCCACAATTCCTGTCCGACAAGAATTTCACCACATGCAATCCGTGCATGGTATTCCAGCAAAAAAGAATTATCCGGTGTCCAGATTTTCTTTTCCTTGATTAACATGCACAGTCCATCCCTCTTTCTCTTGCCCACGCTCGCAACGGACTTTCCTGCTGATCTCCGTTGTCATCGGAAATACGGGCGACAATCTTCACAACATTGGTGTACTGCTGCAAAAATTCCCGATACTGTTTTGCTGCCGGTGTTGCCTTCTGCTGAGACGGATTTTCTGCATTGATCCGAATCATCGGCAGCTTTTCTAGTTCTTCCAGCTTTGTTTCCAGAAAAATCATGCGGTCAATCAAGGGCAAAATTGCAATGCTGTTCGATTCATTCACGATTTTCAGCAATTCTTCTCTTCGATTCATTTCTTTCCACCATCTTCCAGAATTTCAAATCCAAAAATCTCATTTTTCAGGTTTCTGCGAGGCGGCTGCACCCCTATCATCAGTTAGCCCTCACTCGCTCTTTTTTCGATGTGGGGGGGTGGGCAAAAATTTTTCCCACCAATCCAAAATAAATTTTTCCCACATTTCCTTGTCTCTGTTGTCGGAAAGATTCCGCAAACGGTCTAAGCATTCTTCCTTGCTGGTATCCACAAAGATTTCACGAGCGTTCAAACTCTTCTGCAATCGTTCCCGTTCGCTGCTCAATGGATAGCCGCCGATCAGATAGGCGTTCTGCCATTTTCCTCTCCGTGTGCGAATCATATCAATCAGCAAATCACGCACACCAAACGCAACAGCGTTCAGTCTTGGCGGTTTGACATATCGTTCTTGCATGCTGATGCATTGCCAAATGTTATCCATATCCACAACCAAATCACCAGCTGACATACTCTGCTGTACCAGTGTTGTCTTACCAGACAACGGACAGCCATACACCAGATAGACTTGTCGTGTGTAATATCCCAGCTTGTTGTGAATCTTGTTGTGGCAATGATGATGCACCAACATGACATTGTCTGGATTCAATGCAATCATTGCATCTGTTATGTTTTGGTCAGTCAGTTCGATTTTGTGATGTCCGATGCAATCATACTTATGCACAATCGGCTTTCCGCAAAATTCACACAGCAATTCTCCCTTTTCGTTTACCCGTTCCATCCGGAGAACTGCCATCAATTTCACCCAAGGCTTCGACTGATAGAAACTACCATTCATTCGTAAACATCCCTTTTGCTCTTGCAAGTAATTCCGATGCTCTCAGCCGGAAACGCATATCTTGCTTTTCATCCAGAAAAATTTCCGTCCAGAACGATTGAATCTCTGCAATGGTCGCCACATGCTTTCGTGGATCATTTTCACACAAGCTATTCAGATATGCAATATACTGTTGTACTTCCGGACGTGCAACTAATTTAGTGGCATTGCCCCTTGCATACTTTTTGGAATATCCTGCCCGAATTACGGATTGTTCCGCATTTCCGGCACATTCTCCGCAGTAATAAGTTGCAACTAATTTATATTGCGGTTTTACGTTCGGTTCATCCATCTTCCATCACATGCTTATCAGCATCTGACCGTTCAATTTGATAGGCTGCTTTGCATGGATTCTTCATGTTTTCCCCTCCATCGTCAATATTAACAAAAATGCCGATACAGGTATTTCCCTATATCGGCAAAATCCATATTATAATTGTATCATTTATTTACAAGAAAAACAATGAAATTCACTGCAAATCGCTGCAATTGTCTGCAAACTTTTGGAGTGCTTCTTGCAACTTGTAGCTGATTGTGCGTTCCGAATAATGCATATGGTTCGCAATGTCCTGAACCTGCTCCATGTTTAAATACTTGCGGATCAGGATTGCTTCTGCAATTGGATCTTCAAGCTGATGTATCGCCGTTTTAATTTCTGTTCGGCACACTTCGACCACTTTCCGCTGCTTCTGGCACATCTGTTCTGCTTCCGGATCTTCTTCTTCATGCTTTTGTTTATAATCCTCCAAAGCAGCTAATTTGATTTTTTCTTTTTCCAGTCTGGAGAAAAACACGTTTTCCTGACTGGTTTCTGCCTGTTTATCTTTCATCGTAATACTCCTTAATGCACCGGATTGCTTCATCGAATCCATAGCAGACCTTTGCAAGATAACCCTGCTCCGTCAATCGTTTCAGCCATTTCTTCTGGTTTTCGGATACTCTGCCCCGTTCTGCTTTCATCTCTATGTACAACCCGTGATACTGCCCACGTGCAACCGGCAAACACAAATCCGGTACGCCAGACTTTACACCAATATCTTTCCGCTGTTTGCCTTGTGCTGCATTGCATTTGATCTCATTCGGGATATGATACAGCAAATCTAACCCCGGATAGCGTATGCGATTGCTGGCATAGCACGACCACTCCATAACGGTTCTCTGATGTTGATATTCTGTCATTCCATCCTCCATCCGTACAGAGCCGCTTTAAATTCCTCCGGATTCAGATTGCGTTCTGTGCGTTCCTGCTTGCATGCCTTAATAGAGGTAAATAAAATTGTCTGAATCTTCCCTTGTAAGCAGCCCTGTATCCATCTGCCGGAAGTGCGGTTGTAGATTCCGTAAATCGGCTTCCGTTTCTTCTTTTTTCGGATTCCAAACAGATTTTCCGTTTCTTCCGATTCAAAACGAAACATCTTTTCCATTTCCAATTCTTCCGGTGTAAATTCCGGCTTCTCTGTGAAAGGCGGTTTTTGTTTCTGAACGACTTTCCGGACAGTGTCACCGGACACGTGAAAAGTTTCTTTAATTTGTTCCGTGGTCATCGTCCCATTGAAATATTCATCGGCAACTGCCTGCAACTTATTTTCCTGCTCCAGCCAATGCATGATAATCGCATCCCGGAACGCACCCCGATATTTTTTTATGATCAGCCGTGTGTAATTGTATGACCGATGCAACTGCTTTGCGATGTCTTCGATGCATGCTTCATCCACATAGTAGCGATAAGCTGCTTCTGTCAGTTCTTTTTCTTTGCACATCTTCGGTACTTCCTTTCATTTCTCTTAATCTGATTTTTTCATCTCTTTGTTTAGGATTTCCGCTGCTTTTTGGGCGTTTTCTTCGGTGTCAAAATATGCAGTTGGATATTCGGTGATGTCAAAAATGTCCACAAACCAACAATCATCAGCATGATCACGACCTAAACAAATTTTCTGTTTGCTTGTATTATTCCAATCCGGCTCGTAGTCCGGACAGAGCATATCATGCAGCTGCTCCAACCGTAACAGCAACAGAATTTTATCTGCGACTTCTTCAGCACGCTTCTTTGTGCGGAAACAGTTGCCAATTGAAATAGGGTACTCCTCAAAACGTTCTCCATAATTAGTACACTTACAAGCTGTAAAATTGCCTGAAAGTGCGAAATAATTTTGTCCATACGCTGGCTTCCATGGCTTCGGTTCTTCCTGTTTCTTTTGCATCTTCGCTTCTTTCTCCAACGCTTCCAGCTTCTCCAAAAATTCCGCTTTAAGGGCTTCTAGCTTCTTCTCAATGTTGCTCATTTCAACATTTCCTTTCTCTTTCATTCAGATTCTTTCGCTTCTATCGCTGTTTTGCCAAACACAAAGTTCTGGCTTCCCCATCCTCCTTGAATGTTTGCTCTCGCAATCTCCAAAGCATGCACAGAGTTACGATAGCATTTATCACACTGCTTTTTGCCGTTATCAATATCCTTGCCACAGATTACGCAGTGGTATCCATCGCCAAACAGACACCTTGGTAACATCCCCATTTTCCGGTTCTTTTCCATGTGCCTTTTTGCATCCCGTTTTGCACACATCACGCATGCAACTTTACCAGATACCGCTGGTTTCTTTCCGCAATAGACGCAAATTCCAGCGGCTTTTCTGCTTTCATACATTTTTTTATGCCTGATGCTGTTTTTTTCTTTCTGCTCCGGTGTCATGTTTGCATTATATTTCCTGTTGTATTCAGCTTTCTTTTCGCTACATTCCCAACATTTCCTTTTGTGTGGTTCTGCTTCTCTTTGTCCGCACTCTACACAAATTCCATGACTGGCATACCATTCACGTCTTATCATCCTTGTGTTCTTCATCCGGCAACACCTCTTCCAGCACATCTAAGCCACCATATATACGCAACTGCAACGCCTCAATCACAACAAAGTTGATATATGTGCCAATCTCGGCAAAATCAACATATGTATCCGGGTCAGTATCTCTCTGACCTGCTGTTTTTTGCACCATTGCTTGGCGGATAATGTCAAGGTGCTCTTTTAATATCCTGACATCCTCTTTGGTGCAGGTGTTTTTGGGTTGCAGCTTTAAAAAAGACCACATTGTTTGCAGCTGCCCCTCGTCAAGCTCTCTGAGATTGTGTTTTGCCATTATTTTAACTTCTCCCGTGATTTTTATGCTTTTTGCCTTTGTTATAGCCAAGCCATGTTGACCAATATCCTTGATGATATTTCCGATCCTGTACCGCCCAAATATAGATTGTCTTCAGCGGATTGTAATAGATTTTCCCGTTCCGCTTTCTTTCTTCGATTCTGTTTTGGTAAAATCTGTACGCATCTGCACCAAATTCCAAGATTACAGTGCGTTCGGTCAAATTCTCCGGAATTTCTACATACATTTTTATCACTCCAATCCCAGCAGCTTCTTCACATCGTCCTCATACCGCCATTTGCATTGTGTCCCGTCACAATCACTGTTGCAGCAGTGGCAGTATTCGTTTGCTAAACATTCTTCATACGGGCTATATTCCGCACACTCTTCAAAAAGCCCCTCTGCATCATCTGCTACTTTTTTCAGCATCTGTTTCAGCTTCTGGTTTTCTTCTTCCAGTTCCTTGTTTCGCTGTTCGAGCAGTTCCACGGTTCGTTCCAGCGGCTGAATCGTTCCAAACAACGTCTGTTTGATTTCATGCATTGGATTTTCATCGTAAGCACGTTTGTTCCATCTTGTTGCATATTCGCCGATACAGCCTGATTCAAGGCATGCATCGCCTGCTCCAATCGAAAACGGCATACAAATATCATCCAGAATGCAGGATTCCTCTTTATTTATGTCGTAATCTTCATGCAGGAAATACAAATAATTTTATTTCTTCTCTCACTCATCGCTTTTCCCTCCATACGCTTTTGGGAACGG